CCGGACTACTTGTGCATCTTCGGCGGCGACCACGTGTACAAGATGGATGTCCGCCAGATGCTCCACCAGCACCTGGAGACGAACGCGGAGGTCACCGGCAGCGCGGTACAGACCATGGGGTCGATGATGCGCAGCGTGGGCGTGATCGAGGCGACGGCCGAGATCCTGCGCCTGCCGATCAAGCGAGCGCTGCCGCGGACGTGGAAGAAGTTCTACGGCCTGGGCGCCGAGAAGGACGCGAGCTTGCAGATCGCACGCGAGCTCTACCCGCTGGCCGCGCACAAGCTGGCCAGGGTGAAGGACCACAACCGCGCCGAGGCCCTGCTGCTGGCGCACTACGGGCAGGCGAGGCTGGCGTGACATCCGACACAAAAGAACTGACGAATTCTGCGAAGAAGATGCCGCCACGCGCCGGAATGGGCCGCCCGGCCGGCACGCTCAACAAGACAACCCGCGCGCTCAAGGAGGCCATCCTGATTGCCGCCGAACAGGTCGGCGAAGACGGAAAAGGCACGGACGGCCTTGTCGGCTATCTGCGCCGCGTGGCGACTGAGGACGTGAAGGCGTTTGCCGGGCTTCTCGGGAAGGTGCTGCCGATGCAGATCACGGGAGAGGACGGCAAGCGGCTGAAGGTCGAATTCGAGTGGGTCAACAAGCCGTGACGACGAAGCGCGTTGTGATCCCGTACGAGCCGCGGCCAGCCTTCAAGGCTTACCACGACAGCGACAAGCGTTTTGCGCTGACGGTGGCGCATCGCCGCGCAGGCAAGACCGTCGCCCGCATCAACAAGCTGATCAAGGCCGCGCTCTCGTGCCGCGCAGACCGGCCGCGCTTTGGCTACCTCGGGCCGACGTTCGTGCAGGCAAAAGACATCGCGTGGTCCTACCTCAAGCACTATGCCTGGCCGGCCATCGAGGCAACGGGTGGCAAGACGAACGAGGCCGAGCTATCTGTCACGTTCGGGCACAACGAATCGACGATCCGCCTGTATGGCGCCGAGAACGCAGACCGGATGCGCGGCCTGTACTTCGACGGCATTGGCATCGACGAGGCCCAGGAAATCGCGCCTAGCGTTCTGACGGCGGTCATCTTCCCTGCGCTGCTCGACCGCCGCGGGTGGCTGGATGTCAGCGGCACGCCAAAGGGCTGGGGCAACTTGCTGGGGGAGACGTTCAAGAGGGCGCAGACCGATCCTGAGTGGTTCGTTCAGGTGCTGCGCGCCAGCGATACCGGCATCCTCCCGGAAGACGAATTGGCCCGTGCGCGCTCGACGATGCCGGAGAACGAGTATCAGCAGGAATTCGAGTGCTCGTTTGACGCAGCCATCACCGGCGCTTACTTCGCCCGCGAGCTTGCCGCCGCGGACTCTGACGGCCGAGTCACTTCGGTCCCGCACGACCCGATGCTGCTCACGCACACGGCATGGGACCTGGGCGTATCAGACTCGACCAGCATTTGGTTCTGGCAACAGGTCGGGCGCGAGATTCGCGTCATCGACTACTTCGAGGGCGCTGGCCAGGGGCTCGACTACTACGTCCGCGAGCTGCAGCAGCGCGGATATCTGTACGGCACGCATTGGGCGCCGCACGACATCCAAGTGCGCGAGTTCGGAACCGGGCGTTCCCGCATCGAGGTGGCCGCTTCGCTCGGCATCGAGTTCCGCGTCGTGCCGAACATCTCAGTGATGGACGGCATCAGCGCCGCGCGCATGACGATTCCGCGCTGCTGGTTCGACGCCAAGCGTTGCGCGCACGGGATGGATGCTTTGCGGCAGTACCGTGAGAAGCGCGACGAGAAGCGCGGCGTGTCGTTCGGGCCACTGCACGACTGGGCATCACACCCTGCCGACGCATTCCGCTACATGGCTGTAGCGATGCAGGACGAAGAGCCGAAGTCGAAGGGGTTCGATTTTGCCGATCACACGGGGAGTTGGATGGGCTAAACCAACAGCGCCACGCGCCGGCCTATAGCTGCGGGCCGGTAGCGTCATCGAATGCAGCAACCGCATGCCCGTGAGGGCACCGGAGGACAACATGGACCAGATGATTGCCGAGGCGTCGGACGCCTACGGCGAGGCAAAGGCCAAGCGCGAATCGCTCAGCGACGATGACTTGCTGATCGAGGCGCGCGAGGCATTCGACGAGGCCGAGGAAGCCGAGGAAGAGAACCGGCGCGACGGCCTCGACGACCTGAAGTTCGCCCGCCTGGGTGAGCAGTGGCCGGACGAGGCGCGAAAGAAGCGCGAGGCAGAGGGAAGGCCATGCCTGACCATCAACAAGCTGCCCGCCTTCACCAAGCAAGTCGTCAACGACGCGCGCCAGAACAGGCCGTCGATCAAGGTACGGCCAGCCGACTCGGTGGCCGACCCGCGCACCGCCGAAATCATGGGCGGCCTGATCCGAAACATCGAGGTCACGTCGAACGCTGATGTGGCCTATGACACCGCGTTGGCCTCGGCGGTCGACAACGGTTTCGGCTACATGCGCGCCAAGACCGTGCACGCGCACGACGACGCATGGGATCTGGACATCGCCATCGAGGCGGTATTCAACCCGTTCACGGTCTACGGCGACCCGTGCAGCGTGGCGGCCGACTCCGAGGATTGGAACGTCGCGTTCGTCACCGAAATGATGCCCCTGAAGCGGTTCAATGCCGCCTACAAGGGCGCCGACCCGGTGAGCTGGGACACGGACGGGTACACCGACCTCGGGGCCAAGTGGCGCGATGGCGACGATGTTCGCATCGCCGAGTGGTGGAAGCGCGAACAGGTGCGCGGCAGGCTGGTCAAGCTGCAGATCGGCCCGCAGGAAATCGTCGTCACAGAGGACGTTCTGAAGAAGCAGCTCATCCCGATGCTGCAGCAGATGCCGGGCGTGCAGGCCCGCGTGATCGGCGACCGCGAGACCACCGCGTACAAGGTCACGCAGCGCATCATCACCGGCGCCGAGGTGCTGAAGACCGTCGAATGGCCTGGCCGGTACATCCCCATCGTGCCGGTCTATGGCGACGCGGTGAACATCGAAGGCAAGCGTTACCTGCGCAGCCTGATCCGCGACGCCAAGGACGCGCAGCGGATGTTCAACTACTGGCGCACGGCCAGCACGGAGAGCGTCGCGCTGCAGAGCAAAGCGCCGTGGGTCGGGCCGAGGGGCGCATTCAAGAGTGACCGGCGATGGATGACGGCCAACACCGACACGCATCCGTTCCTCGAATACGACGTTGTGCAGGGCGCCCCGCCGCCGCAGCGCCAGCCGTACCAAGGCGTCGACCCTGGCGCGTTGCAGGAAGCCCTGAACGCCAGCGACGACATGAAGGCCATCATTGGCCTGTACGACGCATCGCTGGGCGCGCGCAGCAACGAGACCAGCGGAGTCGCGATCCGGGCTAGGCAGAACGAAGGCGACGTCAGTACCTTCCACTACGTCGACAACCTGGCGCGCGGCATCCGCCACCTTGGCCGCATCCTGATCGACCTCATCCCGAAGGTCTACAGCGGGCAGCGCATGGTGCGCGTGCTGGGGCCTGACGGCAGTCCGCAGGCGGTGATGGTCAACCAGCCGGCGCCCAACGGCGGGCCTGGCGTGTTCGATCTGACGGCCGGGAAGTATGACCTCGTGGTCGATGTCGGGCCGAGCTACACCACCAAGCGGATCGAAGCGTCGAACAGCATGACCGAGTTCGTGCGCGCCTTCCCGCAGTCCGCGCCGATGCTGGGCGACTTGATCGCAAAGAACCAAGACTGGCCGGAGCACGAGGAAGTGGCCAAGCGGCTGCAGGCGCTGCTGCCGCCGCAACTGCAGGGGCAGAACCCGCAGATGCAGCAGATGCAGCAAGTCATCCAACAGCTTCAGCAGCAGCTCCAGCAGGGCGCGCAGGCTTACCAGCAACTGCAGCAGCAGCTCGCAGCCGAGAAGGCCGACAAGGCAATCAAGGCGCAGGAAGTCGCCATCAAGGGCTACGCGGCAGAGACCGACCGGCTGCAGGCCACGGCGCCGGCCATGACGCCGGAGCAGGTGCAGATGCTGGTCATGCAGACCGTGCGGCAACTGCTTGGGTCGCCTGACCCGTCGCCGCAGCACCCGCCGCCGATGCAGCCAATGCCGCCGGCAGGAATGCCGCAGATGTCCATTCAGCAGCCCCGCTGAACACCGCGCTACACAACTTCGAGGAATCGGAATATCATGACGACCAGCACCACCGAACTTGAGACCAACCCGGCGCCGGCAGGCGCTGCTGAAGGAGTCCAAGGGACCAACCCCGAGGCCGAAGAGGCCGATGGAGAAGGAGTCCGCGGTTCGGACGAGGACCAAGGTCAAGCCGACCAGTCCGATGACGCACTGAGCCCAGAAGTCGACGACGACGCCCAGCAAGGCGCCCAGACTGAAGACCTCGACGAGATCGAGCACGAGGGCAAGAAGTACGCCATCCCGAAGGCGATCAAGCCCCTGCTGCTGATGCAGGCGGACTACACGCAGAAGACCCAAGAGCATGCCGAGCGCGTGCGCGAGGACGAGGCCCGCATCACGCAGGAGCGCCAAGCCCTGCAGGTACAGGCGCAGTTCACGCAAGCGCACACACAGTTGATCGGGCAGCTTGCCGCGACTGACAGCCAGTTGGGGCAATACAGCAACGTCAACTGGCAGCAGTGGATGGCCACCGATCCGCAGTCGGCGCAAGCCGCGTGGATGCAGGCCAGCCAGCTCAAGGAGCAACGCGCGCAGCTCGTCGGGGCATTGCAGCAAGGCGAACGGCAGTTCGCAGCCCAGGCGCAGAACCTTGAAGCCCAACGCAAGGCCAGGGAAGCGCAGGCAGTGGCAGCCGTGGTTTCCAAGTGGTCGCCCGAAGTTCGGGCGGCCGTGAACGAGGTAGGAGCCAAAGCCTATGGCATCAGCGACCAGCAGTTCAGTCTGTTTGCGTCCAACCCGGCGCTGCTGACTGTCCTGCATGACGCGGTGCAGTGGCGGCAGCTCGTGACCAAGACGGCAACCGTGACGAAGCCGAAAGCCGCGGCACAGCCCATCGCGCCGACTGCCACGCTGCCCAAGGGCGGCGGCCAGGCGACGCCGAAGCGACTGGACAGCCCGGGGCTCTCGACCGAGGAATGGATGAATCGTCGGAACGAACAGTTGAGCCGAACGCGACGACGCTGACGGCTCGCGCCCACATCACCTAACGCCGAGAGGCGCCGGAGATTGACATGGCCAATTCGCTGCTCACCGTGCAGCAGATCACGCGCGAAGCATTGCGCGTGCTGCACCAGAAGCTGACCTTCATCGGATCGATCAATCGGCAGTACGACAGTCAGTACGCCAAGGAAGGGGCCAAGATCGGCTCGGACCTGAAGATCCGCCTCCCCAACCAGTACACGGTGACGACCGGCGCAGTGATGTCGGCGCAGGATACCGACGAGCATAGCACCACGCTGTCGGTGTCGACGCAAAAGCACGTCGGCATCAACTTCAGCACCGCCGAACTGACGCTGAACCTGGACGATTTCAGCTCGCGCATTCTGGAGCCCGCCATGGCCGTGCTGGCCGCGTCGATGGAAGCCGACGCCTACAGCATGTACAAGGACGTGTACCAGATCGTCGACAGCGATGCGGTGGCGTTGGCGTTCTCCGACATCCTGAAGGGCCGCAAGGCGCTGAACGATGCGCTGGCGCCGATGGACAACAACCGCACCGCGCTGCTGTCCACCACGCACGCCGTCAAGATCGTCGACGCGCTCAAGACCCTGCAGGAAGACAGCGGCAGCCTGAGCAAGCAGTACCGCGAAGGCCGCATGTACCGGGCCGCCGGCTTCGACTTCAGCGAGTCGACGCACGCCAACGACCACACCACCGGCACCGCGGCCAAGACGACCGGCTACGTGATGAACACGTCGACCGGCCTGACCAGCGGCTCCGGCACGCTCACCATCAGCGGCGGCTCGACCACGTTCCTGAAGGGCGACGTGATCACCATCGCCGACGTGTACCGCGTGCACCCGGAGACCAAGGTCAGCACCGGCGCGCTGCAGCAGTTCGTCGTGACGGCGGACTCCGGCGCTTCGGCCACGTCGCTGTCGGTGTCGCCGGCCCCGGTGACCTCGGGCGCGCGTCAGAACGTGTCGTTGACTTCGCCGGGCGCATCGAAGGCGCTGGTCAAGGTCGGCGCGGGCGCGAACGAACTGCTCAACAGCTCGATGGCCTACCACCGCGACGCCTTCGCCTTCGCCTCGGCCGATCTGGTCATGCCAAAGGGCATCGACTTCGCGGCGCGCGAGGTCTACGACGGCATCTCCATGCGGATCGTCCGTCAGTACGACATCGTGAACGACAAGCTGCCGTGTCGCGTGGACGTGCTGTATGGCTACAAGGCCATCCGCCCGCAACTGGCCTGCCGCATCCACGCGGACGGCTGAACCCCACAACCTGAAGGAGAAGCAACATGCCTGTTGCACTTGGCTCTGACGCCGATTACGTCGGCAACTCTCCCGGCGGCGTGGTCGTCGGCCGTTCGGCATCCGACAAGGTTGGCTTCTACGGCATCGCCCCGGTTGCCCAGCGCGCCTACTCGGGCGCCGTGCACAACAGCGCGTCGCTGGCCACCTCGACGGCCTTCGGCGCGACGCAGCTCGCGGCCATCCAAGAGATTCAGAAAACGCTCGTCGCTCTTGGTATCCGGGCCACGGCCTGACGCCATGAAGCTCGTCCTGTGCGTTCCGACGCTGGTCAAGCCGTACCGGCAGACCCTCGAAGCCATCGAGGCGTCATTGCCGGCGCTGGACCGCGCAGGGATCGAGCATTTCATGGTCAGCGAAGTTGGCTGCCCGTACATCTCAAGTGCGCGGGCAACCATGCTGCGCAAGGCGCTGGACGCTCAGGCCGACGTGATCGTGTTCATCGACCACGACGTGTCCTGGGCGCCCGGCGACCTTCTCAAGCTCGTGCAGACCGAGGGCGACTTCGTGTTCGGCACGTACCGATTCAAGAAGGAAGACGAGGAATACATGGGCCAGGTGCTGGCCGATGACCGCGGCTTCCCGCAAGTGCGCGAGGACGGCGCGATCCGCGCCTTCTGCGGCCCGGCCGGGTTCCTGAAGATCACGCCGCGCTGTGTCGACGTGATGATGGAGCGTTACCCGGAGCTGTGTTACGGCAAGCGCCACGCCCCGCATTTCGACTTCTTCAACCACGGCGCCCATCGCGGGGTTTGGTACGGCGAGGATTACGCGGCCTGCCGCCGTTGGCTGGACATCGGCGAAGACCTGTGGCTCGTGCCCGACCTCGACATCACGCACCACGGCAGCGACGGGTCGATCTACCCGGGCAACTACCACGGGTTTCTGATGCGCCAGCCTGGCGGCAGCGAGGCCCAGAATGGCGCTTGACACCTACACCGATCTCCAGGCATCGATTGCGGCCTGGCTCGACCGCACCGACCTGACGGCGGTCATTCCCGAATTCGTGCGCCTGGCCGAAGAGCAGATGGCGCACGACCTCGCCGGGTGCCCGGCGCTGGCCACCGTCGAAACCGGACTGTCTCTGACTGCCGGGAGCGACACGCTCACGCTCGATGCCGGTGCAATTGGACTCAAGCAGATCCGGCTGCTGACGCCTGTCGTGCGCGAACTGATCTTCCGCCCCGCCGACGAGCTGCGCGCCGTCAGCCCGTCGTCAGGCGTGCCGAGCAAGTGCGCCGTCATGGGCGGCAGCGTCAGCGGCGGGCTGTCTGTGCGCGTGTATCCGACGCCAGATCAGTCCTGCACCTTCGATGCGCTCTATGCCTCGTTGCCTGGCCTGTCTGACACCGTGACAACGAACTTCGTGCTGGCCGCGGCGCCGTCGATCTACCTCTACGGCTCGTTGCTGCAGGCCGCGCCGTACCTGGCCGACGAACCGCGCGTGGCCACCTGGCAGGCGCTCTACGCCCGCGCCATCGAGTCGTTCATGGCGCAGGAATGGACCGGCCCCGTGAAGCTGCGCACCGACGTGCCGCTGTCTCGGCATGCCTTCTACGACATCACGCAGGGCTGAACCATGTCCGTCGAATCAGCCACCTACATCAGCCAGCTCAATTCGTCGCTGCCGGCCAGTGGCGACCCGCGCAGCGAGGGCGACGACCATCTCAAGCTGATCAAGGCCGTCCTGAAGGCGACATTCCCGAACATCAGCGGCGCGGTGACGACTTCGCACACGGCACTGAATGCGGCCTTCGGCGTATCGACCTCGGGCCAGTGGTCGTTGATGCGCACGGTCACGGTTTCTGGCTCACCCAGCGCCGTCGACTTCGTGGACGGTTCGGGCGGCGTCGAGATCAGCAGCAACTACGACGCATACCTGCTGGAGTTCACGGACATCAAGTGCACCTCGGGCGCCGGAACTCTGCGGCTGCAAATTTCCGAAAACGCAGGCGTCACGTTTCCGGCCAACGCGACCGGGTGCGGATGGGAAAGCGACTACATCTCGGGCGCCTCAACGCTGTCGCGGGGGACAGGCCAAGCATTTTTGACGCTGGCTAACGTGGGTGTGCCTGCAACAGACCCGGCGTTCAGCGGGAGCGTGCTGATCTTTCGCCCCCTCAGTGGCAGGCTTGAAAACCCGGTGCGCGCAGAACTGTTCGGCTACTTACCAGCCGCGCCGCTTATGGTCAACACCGCTGGCGTCATGGCCAGCACCACGAATCAGTTCAACGCGCTCAGGCTCACGCTTTCCGCAAGCACGTTCGCGGGATCGAATGCCCGCGTCAAGTTCTTCGGACGGAGGGCCTGAGCATGGCCAAGAAACTCCTGAACGGCGAGCTCGTCGACATGACGCCGGCCGAAGAAGCCGAGTTCGAGGCTGGCCGCTCGATGACGCTGCCGCAGGCGAAGCGCCACATGCGCGACCTGATCGCCCAGCACCGCGAGCGCGCCGAGCAGGGCGGGTTCACGCACTCTGCCGTGGTCTATGAATCGCGCGGCGCAGACCTCGCGCGGC